GTCGTTCATCTACGTCTCGAACTACGCCAAGGCCAAGCGCCGCTGCGGCGAGGTGTGGCTGTCGATGGCCAAGGAGACATACGTCGAGCCGGGGCGCAAGATGAAGGGCCTCGGGTCGCAGAATGAGGTTGGCAGTATCGAGTTGATGAAGCCGATGGTGAGCGACGAGGGCGAACTGGAGTACGAGAACGATCTGTCCGAGGCCGAGTTCGACCTCGCCGTCGAGATCGGGCCGTCGTTCCGCAGCCAGCGCGAGTCCATCGTGCAGTCGCTGACCAACCTGATCGCCATCACCCAAGACCCGCAGACGCAATCGGTGCTGCAGGCTATGGTCATCCTCAACATGGAGGGTGAGGGGCTGGAGCAGACGCGCGAATACTTCCGGCGCAAACTGGTGGACATGGGTGCGCTGGAGCCCGAAGAGAAGGACATGGAGCGTCTGCAGGCCGCCGCGCAGCAGCAAGACCCGAACAACACGCTGCTCCAGGCTGCGGCCGAGGAGGCGCTGGCCAAGGCGGCCAAGGCTCGGGCAGAGGTGGTCAAGACCATCGCAGACTCCGAACTCACTCAGGCCAAGACCGTCGAGACGCTGGCCAAGGTGGGCGAGGCAGGCGGAACGCAGCAGGCCGTCGCTGGCACGGTTCAGTCCGGTGTGCAGCAGGCCACGCCTCAGATCGACGAGAGGACGGCGCTCGAGATCGAGGCGATGCAGCTTGAGAACCAACTGCGCCGCAACCGCGTCGAGGCGACCGATGGCCAGATCGAGCAGCTCCGAGCCGAGCGCCAGGCTAACGACAGCATGGTGCAGGCATCCCAGGCCATGCAGCAGGCTGTCGCGGGCCTCGGACAGAGCGTGTCCGTGATCGGTGATGCCGTGGGCCGCATGAGCGATGCCGTGGGACAATTTGCGGAAGTGAGCAGCCGCAACACCGACAAGGCCATCGAGGCGATCAGCCGCCCGAAGCGAGTGGTACGCGAGCGCGGACGCATCTCCCGCATCGAGACGGAGTAAGCGATGGCCGACAACGTAGGCTACACCCCAGGTACCGGCGCGACAGTCGCGGCCGACGAGATCGCCGGGGTTCTGCACCAGCGGGTGAAGCTCGGCATAGGTGAAGATGGTGTCGCTGTCGATGTGTCGGCCACGAACCCGCTGCCGATCACGGCGGTGACGCCGCTGGAGGTCACCACGGGCGGCCTGACAGACGCCGAACTGCGGGCCGCGCCGCTGGACGTTGACATCACCGGCATCGACCCGAGCGTGACGCTCACGGTCCACGACGAGGAGAATCATCTCCAACTGTCGCGGATCATCAACGCACTCAGCGCGCCGCAGGGCTACGACCGCACAATTCAGCGGCAGCGCGTGACGGCGACGCTGGAGTCTGGAACGGTGACGACCGTCACGACCGTTTCGGCGGTGACGAACATCGCCGGCCTCGGCGGCGATCAGCCGCAACTCCTGACGCGCGGCAGCAACCTCTCGGCGTGGCGCGACTGTGTGCGCTCGCTCATCTCCTGAAGGACGATCATGGCGAACAACTTCAAGAAGGTCATTGACCGCCTGCTGTGGGCTCAGGTTGCCCCGTCTCCAAACGCGCACGCTGCAGGCTCCGCGATGTGCGCGGACATGCGCAGCGACCTCAGCCGCCATCCGTTCGTGCACAACCTCATCAGCGCGGCGATCCTGAACCGCTACAACATCATCACGAAGGCGTGGCAACTGGCCGTGAACCCCGGCCTCGGCGGCACGTTCGGCGCTGGCGCGGCAAGCGTGTTTGCCCCCAGTTTCGCGGCTGTCGGCACCATCGCAGCGGGCGCGACCACCACGAGCGTGACGCTTTCGACCGCGCTGCCCACGGCGGTCGGCGTGAACATGCTGGCCAACCGTGGCGGCTCAGGCGACTACGGGTTCAATCTGCGCATCATCGACACGACGGCGGGCAAAACCGAGGAGCGCTTCATCGTCGGCAACACGGCTGGCACGACGCCCGTTATCACGCTGGACAACGCCTTCACGTTCACGCCGGCCACGGGCGCACGATATGAGCTGCTCTCGGGCCGCGTGATGATGCTGTCTGCCGGCGCGCTGGCGGCGACTATCTTCCGTTCGTTTGAGGTGGCGACGAATACGCTCGCCTCGCTCACGAACACCAACTTGCCCGCCACCATCGGCACCGACTCGGCGGCGATTGTGCTGGACGAGCAGTACACGCCATACAACATGAACCCCGGCGAGGGCATGGTGCTGGGTGCGTTCACCTACGACACGAACATCACGGTACGCAAGGCGCTGGCCGCGACCGCTGCGGGCGCTTCGACTCTGACCGGCCAGGCGTCTCTGGGCGATGCGGTGGTGGCGGCGAACGAGTACCGCAACTTCCAGATCCGCATCGTCCAAGACCTGACCACGCCGGCAGCGGTGGGGCAGCGGCGCATCATCGCCTCGCACACGGCAGGCCCGAGCCCGGTCTACACTCTGGGCACGGCCTGGACGACCCAGCCGTCTGCGTCGGCGAAATTCGTCATCGAGCAGCCGAACCTGCTGCTGCTGCGCTCGACGGCCACGACGACGGTGTACACGTACAACTACACCGACGCCACCATCAACAACGGCACGAACAGCATCGCGGCGAACGCCTGGAGCACGACCTACTTCGGCGTGGCCCCCGCTGCCAACGCGGCGGGCGGCATATGGGTGCAGAGTTTCGGCATCCAGCCTGATCCGGCGCGCAATGCGCGGCACTCGTTCTGCTACTTCTTCCGAGGCGGCGCGACCACGCTGGATGTGCTCGACATCTCGGCCAGCATCACCGGAACTTGGTCGGGCGCGATCACCTACGACGGTGCCACGACGGTCGGCGTGGGCACGACCGGCGCTTACGCACCATACGGCGGCGAAGGCCGGTTCACCTACATGAACATCTACGTCGCATCGGCGGTAAACCAACTGTTCCGCTTCGACGCCAAGAACCGCGTGCTGTCGCCCCACACGCCGACCGACTTTTTGCAGTCAGGTGTGGCCGCTGTGGGATCGCGCATGGCGGCCTACGCGGCGCTCGACGGCACGGACAAGTACGACGTAATCCTGCTGCAGGCGCACCTGTCCACGGTGTCCCAAGAACTCATCGCTCTGGTGTAACTATGACCATCGCTGACCTCCTGAAGCTGGCCCAGGCTCGGCTGGCGCACCTCAACGGCCAGCACGCCGACGCAACGGCGATTGGCGACTCGGCCGCCATCGAGCGACTGGAAGACGAAATCGCGGAGACGCAGGCCACCATCTCCGCGCTGCAGTCGCTGGGCTAACCGATGTTCCTGACCCTGCTGCAGTCGCGCGGCGGGCCTGCGCCTGTCACGCCATCGGGCGGCGGCGGGCCGGGTAACGCGGCGCAGGGCAGACGCAGGCGCGGCGAGGGCTGGGGCCGCGAGCGGGAGATTCTGGAAGCGAGTCTGGCGCGGTTCCGTGCCGAGGCATCGCAGGAACTGCAGGACATTCGGGACGTACTGGACGCCGCACCGCAGCCGCAGGCCCAGCGCATCGCGCGCAAGCTGACCGACTACACGGGCGAGATTGCCCAGGTCGAGAGTCTGCGCCGGGAACTGGCGAAGCTGCAGATTGAGAGCGAGGCCCGCGAGGGGCTGCAGCAGGACTTGGCCGACGCCGTGCAGTCGCTGCGCGAGATTCTGCGGGATGAAGAGGACGCCATCGCGGCAGTCATGGCGCTCCACGACCACGAGGCTCGGCACCTGCTGGGGATGCTGGGCATCAGTGTGCACTGAACGGCACCACGCCGAACGGCATCCGCGCGGCCGGTAACGCGCGAGTAGAGGGAAGACGGATGGGAATCAGAATCGAAGTAACGCAGCCCGATGGCACGCAAGAGGTGCACGACGGCAACGAGGACACGCCCGAGGACGAGGGCGAGCAGGTTGCGGCGGCTCAGGGCGCACCAGACACGCCTGACCCGTCTCCCCAGGCTGATGCCCCTGCAGCCGCCGCACCCGAACCCGACGAAGTGACGGTCAGCATCGGAGACGATGCCCCGCCTGCCGAGGACGAGGAACGCGCCGCCCCGGAGTGGGTGCGCGACCTGCGCAAGCAGCACCGCGAACTGCAGAAGAAGGTGCGCGAGTACGAGGCCAAGGAGCAGGCCGCACCGGCAGGCCCGAAGCCGGTCGGCCCGAAGCCCAAGCTCGAAGACCACGACTACGACACCGACCGATACGAGACGGCGCTGGAGTCGTGGTACGCCCAGAAGGCCGCAGCCGACAAGGCCGAGCGCGAGGCGCAGGAACAGGCCGAGGAAGCGCAGAAGGCGTGGCAGGCCAAGCTCGACGGCTACGGCAAGGCGAAGGCCGACCTCAAGGTGCGCGACTACGACGAGGCCGAGCACACGGTCATGGAAACCCTGAGCGTCACCCAGCAAGGCGTCGTGCTGCAGGGTGCGACGAACCCGGCGCTGGTCGTCTACGCGCTGGGCAAGAACCCCAAGCGCGCCAAGGAACTCGCCGCGATCACAGACCCGGTGAAGTTCGCATTCGCCGTCGCGCAACTGGAGATCCAATTGAAGGTCACACCCCGCACCAAACCTCCCGCGCCCGAGCGCAGCCTGCCTGCTGGTACCGCGCCTGTCAGCGGCGGGTAAGATTCGTCGCTGGAGCGTCTGCGCGAGGAGGCGGCGCGCACGGGCGACATGACGAAGGTGGTGGCGTACAAGCGGCAACTGGCGACGAAGGCGCAGGCGAGGGCTTGACTCCCCGGCCGAGTGTGGTACATTCGGCCCAATCGCACCGGGTTTCGCCAGCCCCCAAGTGGCAGTAGCGACCAGATCACGAGTGGCCGCCCGACTCTGACGGGGTGAGTAAGCAGGCGCGGCGCAGGCCGCAATCGTTCACTCATTCCGATCAGGAGCCCACACCGTGGCCAACAACTTCTCCAAGGAAGAGCGCATCGCTTTCGAGAACCTCCTCGAAGGCTTCCAGGACGCGCTCGTGCTTTCCCGCAACGTCGCCGTGTACAACACGGATCAGACGATGATGGAGCGGACCAACAACGTCATCTGGCGTCCGCAGCCCTACATCTCGGTGTCCTACAGCGGCACCGACATGACGACCAACTTCGACGACTACACCCAGCTGACCGTGCCGGCGACCATCGGTTTCAGCCGCTCGGTGCCGTGGTCGATGACCGCCACCGAACTGCGCGATGCGCTGCAGGAAGGCCGTCTGGGTGACGCCGCCAAGCAGAAGCTCGCCTCCGACATCAACGTCGCGGTGATGAACGTGGCCGCGCTGCAGGGCACGGCGTTCGTCAAGCGCCTGGCCGCCGCGTCGGGCTTCGACGATGTGGCCGAGGTCGAAGCGGTGTTCAACGAGCGTGGCGTGCCCGACATGGACCGCAACCTCGCCCTGAGCACCCGCGACTACAACGGCATGGCCAGCGACCTGAGCAAGGAG